GGTTCAAGTGGTATTAAATATATTCCTATTGGAGAATGGGATGTTTCTGGCGTAAGTGACATGAGTGAATTATTTAAGAATAAAACTACATTCAATGAAGATATTAGTAGTTGGGATACATCAAGTGTGACAAATATGAATTCTATGTTTATGGGTGCATCAAAATTCGACCAAAATATTGGTGCGTGGACGACTTCAAGTGTGACTGATATGAACAATATGTTTAATGATGCTTCTGATTTCAATCAAGATATTAGTGGTTGGACGACTACGAGCGTGACAAATATGAGTTATATGTTTAATGATGCTATAGTATTCAATAAACCCATCGGTAGTTGGACGACTACGAGTGTGACTGATATGAATCATATGTTTAATGGAGCTTCAGCATTCAATGAAGATATTAGTAGTTGGACGACTTCGAATGTGACTGATATGAATAATATGTTTAATGGAGCTATAGTATTCAATCAAGATATTAGCACATGGGATACTTCAAGTGTGACAAATTATGATAATATGTTTACCAATTCTGATATGTTAGGTAATTATGGATTTATTAATGATACACCAACCGCTGCGAATTTTATAATATCTACTACAACATCTAATATATGCTTTTTAGGAAATTCATTCGTAAGAACAGACCAAGGTGAATTTCCAATTGAAAAATTAAAATATGAAACTTTACACGAAGAAAGATTTGTAAGAACAAAAACTAAATTTTTAGGAAGTCACCTTATAGTCATTGAGAAAGATGCGCTTGGTATTAATGTACCTAATAAAACAACAATAATAACTCCAGAACATAAAGTATTTATAAATGGCGTCATGACAGAAGCAAAGAAATTAATAAATAATGATACGATTTACAAACGTAAATACAAAGGGGAATATGTGTATAATATATTACAAGAAGAACATACAGATATGTATGTAAATAACATGTTATGTGAGACATTAGACCCTACAAATTCAATTCGTAAATTATATACAAAGAACGCTAACTCAAATGATATTATTGAATATAATAAAATGATAAAATCTGTGTTACGTTAAATATTTCAAACAATAAAATAATATATATTCATTATGTCATTCTTAGCTGATACAAATGATTTCGTAGAACGAATAACAAGTATTTTAAATAGCAAGGGTATGAATATTGACATATATTATTTTCTTTCAAATCATATACCAAAAGAATATTATGATAAACAAAGAAATCATCCAATATTAAATGAAATTAAAGAAATAAAAAAAAATATAGAGATTCAAGAGAACTTGTTAAATACTTTAAAAGAGCGTTCTAAAATAGAATTTACATATACATTATTGAAAGAAGTAGATAATGAAAATAATAAATATATTGAATTTAAAAATAAATTGGAATTATTAATGGATTCTAATAAGGAGTTATTAAAGTATGATACGATTGAAACATATGATTTATTTAAAATTCAATATAGAAATGGAGTATTTAAAATAGATCGGTTTATATTATCTATCTTAGAAGATACATTAAATATTTGTTTTATTATATTAAATAATAGCTATAAAATGATACATGAAACGACAAAAAAACAAATATATAAAAAACCATCATATTATATATTTTTATTAGACGATAGTTATTACTGCTTATCTCTAGATAATGTATTTATATTTGAGTTTGATGATTTACCAGAAATTATTATTGAAACTATTATTGATTATTCAAATGAATATGATAATTCAATATGGAACTATAATAAGGACCTTCAATTGGCAATAGATATGATATAAATGATTCATATATGAATTAAAGATATAAAAATATTATATATAGATGAAATTAAAGGAATATAAGAACCTTCTTTCTGTGAATAAAACATTATTAGAATTGAAAGCCATATGTAAATTGTATAAGGTAAAACAAAGTGGAAAAAAAGAAGAAATTAAAAATAGATTATATGAATCAATGAAAAAAACATATAATTCAACCGTAATACAAAGAATATGGAGAAAATATATGATTCAAACAGCATATCGTATCAATAATTATAATATAGATGAATGTATAAATATAAGTGATTTTTGTACATTAGATGAATTGTATGAAATACCAAGATTACATTTTTTTTCTTATATTGATAGTGATAATAGGTGGTTTGGTTTTGATATTCATTCATTTATGAAATTAATAAATAAAAATAAAGAAGAAATATTAAATCCATATAATAGAGAGCAGATACCCATAAAAGAAATTGATAGGGCAAATGAATTATCAAGACTGATACATATTATAGAAAAAAGAAAAAGAAAAAAGAAAAGGAAAAATAAAAAAACGATAATGGAATTATTTCAACTAATAGATGCGAATGGATATCAAACAGATATTGAATGGTTTAACGAATTAGATAAAATTAGATTAATTCATTTAGTAAAACATTTAAGAGATATATGGTTTTATAGATTACAATTAAGTGATGAGATGAAAAAAAATATATGTCATCCCCATGGTGATCCGTTTATTAATACAAGATTGAGAGGAATTCAATATATGAATATTATAAGTATACAAGAAAATGTATTACAAATAATAGAAAATATGATTACAAAAGGTATAAATAATGAATATAATAATCTAGGAATAAATTATGTTTTATGTGGATTTACCTTAGTTTCTCCTCGGGCGGCCGAAACTCTTCCCTGGTTATATCAAGCTGTAATTTAATTAAATATATAATTGCGTTAAAACACTTAAATAATGCTGTCTATATAGTGTATAATGCCTGCTAAACAATCCGCTTCCGCTAAAAAAACTAAAAGTGAACCTGTTCCTAAAGTTGATGCTCCTAAAGTTGATGCTCCTAAAGCAACAAAACAAAAAAGTGATAAAAAGGTAGCAAAACAAGCGGCTCCTGCGCCTGCTCCGGTAGTCGCGCCTGCTCCGGTAGTGGCTCCTGCTCCAGTGGCTCCTGCTCCAGTGGCTCCTGCTCCAGTGGCTCCTGCTCCTGAAAATGAGTCGGTTGAAGAAGTTTCTGGTTTTGCTCCAGTAATGACTCGTCTTCAAGAAGTAATGGGAATGATGACTCTTCTTAAAAACGAAGTAAAGCAGCTTGAGAAACGTTGCCTCCGCGAAGTAAAACTTGCTGAGAAAACTTCTGGAAAACGCAAACGCGAGAAGGGTTCCCGTCCTGCAAGTGGATTTGTAAAACCCACTCGCATCAGTGATGAACTTGCTACTTTTCTTGGAAAAGACAAGGGTTCTGAAATGGCACGCACTGAGGTGACCAAGGAACTTAATGTTTATATTAAGGCAAATAAACTACAAGACCCATCGAATGGACGAACCATCCTTCCTGACGCTAAACTAAATGGTCTTCTTAAGGTAGAAAAAGATGTGGTTCTAACATATTTTAATCTTCAACGATACATGAGCCCTCACTTTGCTAAGGCCGTAAAAGTATAAAAAAAAACAAAAAAAACAAAAAAACAAAAAACTTGCTCTGTTAGTGTAGTGGTTATCACCCAGGACTTTGAATCCTGAAACCGGGTTCAACTCCCGGATGGAGCTAAAAATTAGAAAACTTATTGTCAAATAAAAAAAAAATTGATATAGAGATTTATCTAATATATATATTATCAAATGGCTTCCAACACAATGACCCACATCGATTACACCACCTTCGCTCCTAACACTGACTGCGGGTATTCTAAACCCCGTATCAACAAAGTAGGAGGAAAATCTGTTGGTATTATTAGCACAAAAGATAAAAAACAACTAAAGATTTCTACCCCAGTGATGCTTACATGGGGTGTAAATGAGCGTGAGAACGAACAAACGGGTCGAAAAACATTTGATATGTCTCTTCAGTTTCCAAATGATGATTATAAAACGCCAGAGGCTGAAGTATTTCTACAAAAAATGGTTGATTTCCAAGAGAAGATTAAAAACGATGCGGTTGAAAATGCAAAGGAATGGTTTAATAAATCTAAGATGACAAAAGACCAAGTGGATGTTCTATTTCATCCAATGCTAGCTTATCCTAAAGACAAAGAAAGCGGCGAAGTGGATGAGAATCGAGCACCTACTCTAAAGGTAAAACTTGAATATTGGGATGAAAAGTTCAAATGTGAACTATATGATATGAAATATGAGCCTCTATTTAACCCAAAACAAGAAAATGAGTTTGAACCAAATGAAATCATTACTAAACTAAGCAATCTTAAATGTGTTATTAAATGTGGTGGCATTTGGTTTGCGAATGGCAAGTTTGGTGTTACATGGAACCTTGAACAGGCGTGTGTAAAACCAAAAGAAGACCTTTCGGGGCGTTGCTTCCTCAAACTTACAGACGAAGAAAAGCTACGAATTGGTGAAACGAACACAAAAGTAGAAGAAACAGAGGAAAAAGTGGGTCTCGAGCTTACAGAAGATAGTGATGATGAAACCCAACAAGAAGAACCAAGTGAAGAGAAACCACAAGCAGAAGAAGAAGAAGAACCAAAAAAGAAAAAAGTTCAACGAAAAAAAAAGTAAATTAACAAAGTATAATATCACTAAATATAATCTTATCTAAATAATATTGTTGATATCTTGGAATACCTTGATTATAAATTATTTTTTCATTGGTATTCATTATTTTATTACCAATTTTTATTTTATCCTTTTTTTCAAATACTTTTACAATAATATTGTTATTATGGTCAATTTGAATGTGTTCTTCTAATTTTGGAATACATTGAATAATTAAATCTTTATCTTTTAAATGATATATATGTTCGGTTTCCCATAATGGTATATAATATGTTTTATTTTCATATTCAAGAACATACACTTCTCCCTCCATTAATTGTTTTAATGAGGGTCTTATTATGATAATCTTTTCTGGTTGTAATATTTCTTTTATGTTCAATAAAATACCATTTAGTATTTCATTTTTTATATTATATTTTTCAAATATATCTTTCATAAAAAAATGTATATCTAAATAAAAGTCTTTATAAGAAATAGAATTATGTTCTTTTGTATATTTCAATAAATAATGATAAGCTTCATGTATCTTTATAAATGTATCAGAACATCCACCCTTATCAGGATGATGTTTTAATATTAATATTTTATATTTTTTTTTAATCAGCTCAAGTGTATAATTTTCGTCCATTCCGAATATTCGGAGTGCTTCATTTAAATTCATTTGTTAGTTTTAATAATGATACAATAAAAAACTCTAAATGATAAATAGGTCTATAATTATTATGATAATGTTCCAAACTTCCATATAATATTTGTATGTTCTTTAAATCCAAATTTATTTTTTGATTGATTATACAATATTCAATCAAATAATAGAAGGAATCATTCATATCCACATTGTATATCATTAACTCATACAAATTATTTCGAATATATTGATAATCTATTTTTTTATTTTCAATCATATGAATAAAAGGTTTCATTATCTTAGAATAATTCATATATCCTTCTTTGGGATCTTTCTTTTTCTTTTTATAAATCGTATAACATCTAGATTCAATAGAATATGGAATAAACGATACATGTTCACTCAATAATATAAATTTTAAAATATCATCATATAAATTAATTTGCATATAACTATAAAATATAGTCAACAATTCTTGATTTATACAATGAAAATTTTTACAAATTACAAAGAATGGTTTATTTTTTATTTTTATAATATCTTTTATAAATGTTGTAAATTCAAACCAAAGCGCCTTCGTATTACAACCAGATAATTCGAAATCAAACTCAAAATGACAATCACTCATTTTAAAAGAATATTCTGTTGTTTGTAACATAAATTTTATTTTTTTTTCATAAGCCAAGTTTGTTTCACTATATTTTGATACAATATTTAAGGCACTACTATATTTTAATGTTTGTTTTGGTCCATATATGATGATGTTTGGAACCTCTTTTATATCCTCTGGTAATTTATTATAATATTTTGTCATATTGGTTGATATCTCTAAAAATGATTTCATAGATTTTGTCATACTATTTGTTTCATTATCTATTTAACTCACTTAAATATTATCTTGAAATTATAATAGATGAATATATATATTCCAATTCATAAAATAAACGAAAAAAATATTTACATTAATACAACAAGTATATTTAAAAACGCAGGGCAAAGCAAATATAAAATACATTATTTTTCAAACAATAGCTCATTTAATGGCATATATATTATTTATCATTATAATTTATGCAATATGAATAAAATTATAAATATAGAAGATAATATTTTATCTCTTTTAAAAGAAAAAATATCAAAAAAACCTGTAAAAAATCTTTGCCATGCTTTTGATAAAAAAAATAAATCAAAACAAATATTCATAAAAATTTATAGTATTTGGGAAAATGAATACGAATATGGATTAAACTATAAATTCTATCCATCTGTAGAATAATATTTTAATATAATATTCACAATACTTAATAATACTATACTTATAACAGACAATAAGAAACTTAATGCTACATAAACAGGTTTATTTTTTATCATATCGTTAGAACAACTTAGTAAACCAATAATAATACATATTTGTATGAATATGACAAATGTAAAAGCATTTGTATAAGTATTATATCCATTTCCGACTTCGCCTTTATTTATTCTTTCCCCATGATTGATATTAATTAATATAAACCAAATGATTGTTCCAATCATTATAAAATGCGGAATAAAACTTATAGTTCCTGTCTCTTTGAGCTGTCCGATAGATATAAATATTAATAAGGATACAGATATCAATATAATACCAAATCCCCATTTTGTTGCTGTGGCTGGACCAGTCAAACCATCTTCACTCGTTTTCTGAGATAAAAAAAATTTTATAATTAATCCGATAAATATAAACATAAATAATATGTTTTGAACCATGGGTTCATTTTTTACAATTGGCATTGGCATTATATTATATATATATTATTTATTAATCCAATTATTAATTTCTTCAACACTACATTTCTCAATATCACCTTTGAAATGTTTCAATGATATATTTTTTTTCTTTCCATTAAAAAATATATAATATCCATATTTACCTTTCCGAATCGACATTTCTGGAGTTAATTCACGTAAATAACTATTTGTAATTCTTTTATTCTCTATCATATCAATATAATATTCTTCCTTTTGGTCTAAATCTTTATTTTTTAAAGAATAATGTACACCGTTGACCTCCAAATATTTACCATATTTTCCATTTTTTATTACCATATCATTTCCATTATATTGACCACAAATTTTATTTTCATGTAATAACATTTCTAATGTATATTGTTTTAAATCATCCATTTGTATATCTTCTCGTACTTTTAAAAAATCACCATTTTTTTTTTGAATCACAGGCCCATATTTTCCAACCAAAAATGTATGTTCCTCATCTATTTTAATTTTAATTTTATCCTTCGTTATTGACTCAAGTAAAGAAGTAATCTTTTTATCCAGTTCATCTATAATGTCTTCTCCTTTTATCTCACCTCGAATAATAAGATCCAACGAATCCTCCATATATTTTGTATATCCATAATCAAATAAATCTTTAATCTTTTCGTATAAAAGTTCTACTACCATTTCTCCAATAGGTTGTAATACTAATTTATTCTTTTCTTGACCATATATTTTTTTTTCTTTTGTTATTTGAATCTGATTATCATTTAATTCTAATATATTCATCTCTTCTTCTTTCCCTTTTATATTCATTCTTTTTACATATCCTCTAGACTGAATCGTATCCACTATATTTGCAAACGTGGAAGGTCTTCCAATACCTTTGGATTCCAAAATTTGAAGTAATTTAGATTCACTATAATGTTGTTTTTTATGATGAATACTTTCTTCTGATCGAATAGAAAGACAATTCACCTTTCGAATGTTTGATAGATAGGCATATTTATTTTCTATGGTTTCCTTATATCTCCATCCAATAACATCAATGACTTCTTCATAATGTATATATTTATAGTTTTCCCTTTCAATATAAAATTCATATTTATTATATTGACAATCTTCTAAAAAACTCTCTATTGTAATATTACGAATCATTGTATATAGTTTCTTTTCATTTCCTTCTAATTTTACATCTTTATTTATGTAGGTTGGTCGTATCGATTCATGTGCTTCATTCTTTTTCATTGTTATCATATCTAATTCATCCTTGATTTTAGCCTGTCGTATTGATTTTTTTATATATACAGTCATTTCTTCAATAAAATCATTTGAATAACATTGAGTTTCTGTTCTCATATATGTAATATGTCCTTTCTCATATAAACTTTGACATATCCTCATCGTATCTTTAGGAGAAAATGATAATTTCTGATTCGATAATTGTTGTAACCGATTCGTTGATAATGGTAAAGGTGATTTATAAAAATACTTTCCCAGATTATTGACATTCATAATATACTCCTTATTTATGGACGCCTCTAAAAATACGTTGACTTCTTCTATTTTCTTAAATTTATGATTTAAATGAAATGGTATACATTGTTGTGTAAAATAACCAATTGTTTTATAATCATATACACGATTATCATTTTCCTTTTCATTATCATATATAATTTTTAAAGCGGGTGTTTGACATCTACCTGCTGATAATTTTAATTTAGTTGTTATCTTTCTCCATAATAAAGGGGAAATTTTATAACCTATCATATAATCAATAATCTGTCTGGTTTTTTGTGATTCAACTAATTTCATATCTATTGTTTCATGATTCTTTAGAGATGCCATAATCGCTTCTTTTGTGATTGAACTAAAAGATATTCTTTTTGTTTTTTCAATAGATAAATTAAATATATCACATATATGCCATGCTATAGCTTCTCCTTCCCTATCTTTATCTGTAGCAAGAATAACTTCAGATGAAGATTTAATTAGATTTTTTATTGAGTCAATATGTTTTTTTTTACCTTCTATTATTGTATACTTATAGTCCTTCATTTCTCTTAAATGCCCATAACTAGCAATACATTTATATCCATCTCCTAGTATTTCTTCTATTTTTTTACACTTCGATGGTGATTCTACAATAACACATTTCATTATTTAATCTATTTTTAATGCTTTAAACTCTTTCCAGGAAATATTTTTATAATTTGTTTCAGTTTCATTATCATATTTAGAACCTTTTTTTAATGCTGAGTCAATATATAATTCTTTCAGGAATTTACCAACATAATAAGAACCCGTATGTTGATCTATTTCACCCTCTTCAATTTTAGACAATATATCTAGAAATTTAAATAATATAATATTATCAATCTCATCCTTTTTTATCTTGTTGAAAATATCGGTATAATATTGATGGATAAAACTACATTCTTTCGTCAATAAAGTATCTAACTCTTTTTCTGTTCCTTGATGGGATTTTTTTAATTTCAACATTTTATTCACATCTTGTTTAAATGGAATACTATGTTTTTTCTCTCGAATATCATTCGTATAATCAGCTGTATTATTTGTTTTCAACATTTCATCCAGTTTTAATCTTTCAGAATCATTCATATACTATTTAACGAAAGATTTCTTTAATTCATTCATAAAAAGTATTATAATATAATATAATGGATCGTAAAAATATAAATGACAATGTAAATGTAAAACTTTATAATCGAAATGTACCTTCTGACTTTCTAGAAACACAACTATCTGCTCGACCATTGTCTACAAAATATAATTTAAACCCTAGTAAAAATCAAGATTATAAAGATAATAAAATATACAAAAATTTTGATATTAAACAAACATTTAATCCTGGTACACAAGGACCTTGGTCGGGATTTGCAAAACATGTAAATGATGAATCTATATTGAAAAATCAAATCTTTGCATTACAAAGATCATCACAAAGTGTATGGATTCCATCATCAAATAGTGATTTATATGAAAATCATTTACCTCCAATGGATAGTGGTTTATTAATGTTTAAAAAATTACCACCACAAGAAAATACATCAAAGGCTCCCACTGAAAAATCATATTGGAATAACCACACACGAAATGATATTTTAGACATTCATTAAATCTTGAATCCTTATTATTCGCGAATCTCTATAATAAGTACAATATTCAATCGTTTGTGACAAATTATATTCTTGACCATTCACAAATATAGTTTTTGAATAATCAGACCCACATTCTATTAAATATTGAATGACATATAAAGGTATGAGTGAATTAACACAAGCCGCATATAAAGGTGTTAAATTAAACATGCATCTTAAATGTCCAAAATCAGAATGAATAGAATTAGGAAATAACTGAATACATTGTTTTAAATCTTCGAATGTGTATTCATTGAATCCTGTATGAGAATATTTTGCACCTGGTAAATAACACCCAGAAAATAATATATCAAATAATATAGGATGTGGTAATATTTCCTTGATTTTATTTTTTACGTGAAAATTCATATAATACCATTCATAATCTAAATTATATTTATTATATTTATTCAATAATCGTATTTGTAATTTTATTTTTTCTATATCATATGGTACTTTTGTAGTAAGATAAAACGTTATTGAATCTTTTATTTTTTCTTTTAAATGGTAGACACCATAATATTTATCATCATATACAATATACTCTTTTATATTCAAAAGAATATCATAAGGTACTATATCAAGTGACATAATAAGATTACATACATATATTTATATATTTATCTTAATTAATGGATTATGATATGTTATTAAGTAAGTCAATAAAAACAAAGAAAATAATAATAAATGAAGATATAAATCTATACAAAGAAAGAATATTGACCTCTTTTAATGATTCATTCAATAATATACATGAGAATGAAGATATTGAAGAATGTTTCAATATATATATTCAAACCTTAATACGACATTATAAAAAAAAAGATATAATAGATTCATATCAACAAGATATTAGCATGAATCAAAATGATATTATATTAATAAATGATTATAAATCAATAGAACCTTTAAATAAATTTGTCAATAAAAAAATCAAAAACTTTCAAATTATAAAACAAAATATTACATATTAAAATATAAATCCCGCAATTCGGTCATTTTACTATCTTTTATTAAAAAAGGTTTTTTACAAAAATCTGTATATTTTAATGAATCATCTACCAACTTAGTAATCATATAGATACAATACATTCCACATTCATCACTTTTTTTTTGATGTCTTTCCTTATTCGTATAAAATGGAATGTCAATATTTAATTCTTTAAATTGTTGTATTATTTTACTGACTAGTTGTTTTACTTCTTTGGGTGGGTTATTCCCCAAGCTATCAAAAAAAAATATATATGGCTCTTTTGATGTGTCAATCATCATAGATATCCAATGTTGTCCTTCTCCTCCATATCTATCTGTATTAAAGATAATACCAATTTTTTTTATTCCTTTTTTTAAATAATTTTTTATATCAAAAAAATGAAGTTCTTCCCATATATAATCACCATCTTCGTCTTTTTCATCAAAATTAATAGGTGTTGGTCCTAAATAATTAAAATAGTTATATTTTTTTTCATAATGTTGCATTAAAGCATCAATATCTTGGTTGGATATTAATGGATCTTCTTCCCATTCATCTGGAGCATCCGGTGCGAATGTATAATTATAAATATCATTGGATATGCCTTTAGAAATAAATTTTTTTTTTAACCAACAACTTTCATTTTTACACGTTTTTTTCATATTATCTCTAAGCGACTCCCATATTTTTTGTGGTTCTTCTTCTGTTATTTTTTTTCTTTGATACTTTTGGTTCCAAAGTTTTTTTATGTCTTTTATCGTTTTCTCATTAAAACAACTATAATGGGTTCCGTTCGAATTTACACTACAAGTTCCTTTATAATCCATAATATAATATAAAGAAAGAATATTATGAATCTTAATGGACAATAATGAAAATAAAGAACTATTATGGAATTTATTATATGAAGGGGGATTTTTCTCAAATATATCGAATGATAAAATGAAGAACGTAAAAGATATTTTTGAAGATGAGATTCACAAGTTATCCCAGGTTGATGATACTCTAGATAATAAGAATAAATTAGCTTTAGAAAATATTGTAAAAAATATAAATAAAATACATGAACCTTATACGAAAGAAACAATTACATTAAATAAACAAAATGAATTTGATAAAGAACACATAAAAAAGCAAAATGAATTTGATACATTAATACAAAGACAAGTACCTGAAAATATTGATTTTTCTTTACCCCAAAATGAAAACAATGAAAAAATAGATAATTTATTAAAAAAAACTTTAGAAGATAGAGAAAAAGATCTAATGTTTGAACATGAACCAAAAAAAATATTAATCGATAAAGAGGATAAAAAAGTTTCATTTAATGAATTAGATGTATTTATCTCCCATCTAAAAGAAAAACCAATATCTCTTAAAACCATCGACGATAAAGTTAAAACAATCGATGATAAGTTAAATCTTATTATAAAGCATCTTGGTATTTAATATTTCTTCTTTTACATTCAAATATAAAATCATCTTTCGTTAATGTATACCCCCAATGTTGTAAAACCTGTCGTATTTTAGGACTTACAGTTTCATCATTGTATTTTTTTTTACTTTTTATGATTTGTGTTACTAAAAATCTCATAAATCTTCCGTTTTTCCCAGCTATTTTCTTCCATCGTTTTATTTGTCTTTCATCATCGTCACTTCTTTCTCCTTGACTATAATCACAATACCATTGAACCCAACCATATGGATGTGATTTCTTTATCCAATTTTTTTTTTCCCAAAATTCTAAATCTGTACCTACTTTAACCTTATATTTATTTTTCTGAATATCATAATCTTCGGTTGTCATGAATGAATCATTTATTTTTTTTGACCATTTGTATTTATGATGTTGATTTCTTAATTTTGTTTTATAAAATTTAGAATCTATAGGTCTCCAATATGTTCCTCCGAAACTTCCTAATTTAAATATTTCATAAGGTGTCAAATTTGGTTTAAAATCATTACCTCCTCCTTTAAAACGTTTCACTCGGCCCGTTTTATATTTCTTTCTTCTTGCTTTGTCAATATCATCATTTGTTAATTCGTGAATTGTTATTGGTGTTTTATGTGTAATCCTTTTTGTTGGTCTATAAATATCTGATTTTGATGAATACCCAATTTCTCCTCTTTGGTTCTTCCATTCTTCTTTGAACCATCTTGAAAGTCCTTTTTTTTTCGTTTTATTTCCTATATAGGGCGGTTGAATTCCATATTTTTCTGCAAATTGTTTTTTATAGGTTCTTACAATATTTCCACTTCTATACGCACTTGGTTTTTGTGTTTTATTTATTTTCTTTTTTATTTTATTATATAATATTTTATCTTTTGGTATATTCATATTATAATAAAATATATTATGAATGTATATGACAAATGTTTTTGATTATACATTCAACCAAAATTCGAGAATAGGAAATGATTTTTGTGATTCAAGTCAAGAAAATTTACAAAATAGAAAAAGTTCTTCTTATCTTTTAACAGATTTTAAACCTGATTGTAATATGAAAAAAACAATCAATCACGCAACATCCCAACCAAATATTAATTTTTCGGGAAGTATTGATGGCGGGTTCTCTAGTTGTGTCGTCGAAGCCAATTCCAAATTATTATTGAATCATTTATCAAGAGATAAAGAAAGAATCATGCTTTTACAGCGTCCTTATTTAAGTGTTCCTTATTTAGGAAGTGGTCCAATGAACCCTCTTGTTGAATCTAAAATTCAACAAAGTGAATTAAACGAAAATAAAAAATCATTAAATCCATCAAGTGAAGAATGTTATATGAAATACAATAATACTCCTCTTCTCCCAAATATTAAATCAAATATTAACAATCCAGTTCACATTGTAGAAGAAGCAGCCGACCCTAAATGGACAAGGGGAGGCGAATGTTCTAGAAAAAAGAAAGTATATAAAGATTTATAAATAATAAATGAATGATATATAATAACACCTTTTTATGTACATATCATTTACACGATAAAGAAGACCAAGAAGATATGTATAGAATACAACTTCTTGATGCCCTCAAAATGAATACATGGAATCAAGAAGAAATGAATGAAAAAATGATAAAACTTTATACTTTATATAAAAATCATCCATTATTTATTGACTATTTTGTAAATTATAAAAAAGAATGTTTGGAAACAAATATTTTTGCTTATTTAGAAAGTGTGGATGATGAAATACTTTTCTTATCCTCTTTTAATTTTGATAATTTTTATAAAATTCATAAAGTATTTATTAAAATAATAAATTAATATAATATGGCGTCTACTAGAAATAAAAATAGTAAAGGAAATTATAAATTAGAGAAATTAGAAGACAAAAAAACGAATGATTACATACACTTCAAAGAGTTTGGTAAAAATCAAATCTTTCAATTACCAGACTTATATAATCCATCAAGCGTTCCAAGTTGTGAATTATCAAAAAACTTTACAGATGTCGAATCTTATTTAAGAGGAACACATTCTACAGATTTAGAAGATTTTGAAAAAAATACGTTTTTTAACCCAATCTATAAAGAAAAAAATTACATATCTTTTTTTGAACGTGAAAAAGTATCATTACCAGAACCTTTAGTTATTGAAACTCAACAACGACCTTCGATAAATTAAATTATATTATATTTGTATAATGAATAATTTACCAGATAATTATAAGGATTATTACGCAAATAAAACTTGTCATGTAAAAAGACAAGTAAAAAATGTATGTAACACTACCGTAGGAAGTTTAGAAATTGTAAAGAGTCAAAAATGTTCAGGTAATTTACATGTGGATGGAAACGCAAATATTCACAATATTAACACACAAACTTTAAATTCTGATACTATTCGTACAAATAATATAGAAATATTTCGTAGTCTAGACATTAGTGGTGATGCTTCAATAATGAGTGATTTAAGTGTAAATGGCAATTTAGTTGTTGGTGGAACTATTGTAGGTAATATGTTATCTAATTTTGAGGCTGGAGAAAATATTACACTTATCCAAGATTCTTCTACAAATATAATTACAATTTCTTCTACAACTAACCAAGAAATATCTTTTAATGATATAGAAATATTTGGTACTTTAGACATTCATGGTAATTCTACAATGATGAGTGACTTAAGCCTAAATGGCAATTTAGTTGTTGGAGAAGATGTTTCTATGAATAAAAATGTATTTATTGGGGGAGATTTAGTTGTTGGAACAACAGATATTTTAAGTGAATTATCAAAACAAGAAACAAGAATTATTATGGAAGCAGAAGGAGCAATTGAAGTTGATAGTTCACCATTTTCACAAGGAATGGGTTCCCCATCAGAACCTGGATTCGGAACTTATGAATTCGATAAAGCAAAAATTACTAAAATCAGTCTAATTATGTATACACCAGGTGCTTATTTTGATAATTTTTCAATAAGAATTTGTAGTAGTGACAATTCAGGTAATATTGACTTATCGTCAACACATGTCTTAATCAAAGAGGGAAACACATATGTTTCTGATACGATAAATAGAGATATAGAAGAAAAACATATTTGGTGGATTGAAATAGCTTTGATTGTTCCAGCCCCGTCAGGACAAGATGAAACACAGAGACTTCGATTATGTGCTCATATTTTAAGAGAATAATTATAGCTTATTATAAATTTAAAATATTATAAATTTATATATGACATCACCTATTTCTATAAGTGATTTATATGGACCTTGGAAATTAGATACTGATATTGGGTTTTTTAAGAAGATAACAATTACCAACGAGGGCAGCGTAACGGATTGGGAGATAGGTTCGGACGTTAATTCCAATAGTGATAATCATATTGACAATGTTAGACTCCAGAGATCATCCGAATTAGATGACCAAATATTTTTTGAAGAAAAAGATGATGATGATGTTATGAGATTTTCTAATATTATGAATGGTGTAACTTTTCGTGGAGCGTGGGAAGAGGAGGGGGGAGCTGAAGGTTCAGGCACTCCGATAGAGCCCCACACTGATAGTGGATTTCTCTCAGATTATACTTGGAGGTTTGATGATGAAAAACAGGAAATCACAGTGAGTGGAATTGGGGCCTATATCGGTATGCGAGAATTCGTCAATGATGGAGATTTAAACTCGTCGAGTTTGGACGTAAATGATTATAACTATCGGACATATAAATTATCATGGAATACTGAAAAAACCAAAATATATGTGGATATTTATGTTACTGATGAGACGTTGTATAGAAGTGTTTATTCAAAAAGTAATATTGATGTTAACATAAATGAAGTTAAAAAATTGTGGCCTGAAATATCGACGGCTTATATAGATAAAAAAAACAATTTTTCAAATACATACACTCAGATTGAAAATGTAATTGGAACATTAAATTCTTACCTTAATTTTAATTCCATTGAAGAAGGTAAAAACAATTTGGAAATCGTTGAAGGTTTTAAAACAACATTAAACAATGTAATTGATGATTGGACCGATACTTTTAATAATTTTTTACCAACAGAAATTAATTTAGCCATTGATAAAATTAAATATTTTGGTCCTTATATTCGACACTATAAAGATGATGATGATGTTATTCTAGATATGTATAATTTTTATCAAGAAATAAATAGTGATTTAGATTGGAATATTAATTTCGATACTAAGAATCAAACATATTTAGGAAAACTTGAAGAAATTATAAATAAAATTAATTCATATATTATAATGTTGATGAATGAATTAGATGCTATTAGAAATACTAGACCAGAATCAACACTTAGTAAAATAAATACAATTAATAATCATCTTTATCTACTTGACGCATCAATTGAAACTATTAATTCAAATGATAGTTCCTTTAATAGCAACGTAGACATTAGTGGCGATTTAGTTGTAGGTGGCACGATTCAAGGGGACTTATCCCAAAACTTTGTGGCTGGCGACAATATTACATTGACACAAGATGACACAAGCAAAGTAATTACAATTTCTTCTTCTTCTAATTTAAATACAGATGACGATATATCTTTTAATAGCAA